CACTCATTTTTCCACTCCTTCAGTTGTATAGGTATTACGCCTTCGGCGGAGCCGGAGGTTTCGGTGGCGTCGGTACTTGCGGAGGCATGCCGGGCTTCGAGGTCGCCGACGGCTGAGGCTCATCCTCGCCCTCGTCCTCTTCCTCGGCCTCTTCACGCTGCCGGCGCGTGAGCGCGGCGATATCTGGCGCGAACCGGCCAGGGACCCCGTTCACTTCCTTCTTGCCGCCGCCGTCACGCCCCGTCGACAGCAACATGGTACCCGGCACGCCCGGCACCGTCACGATATTCGAGTTGATTTCGACCGTGGCGTTCATGGTCTGAATGGTGTTGGCACCGCCGCCCGCCTCCTGGGACTGCATGATCAGCCCATAGAAAAGACGAGTGGAGTTCGTAGCGCCGACGAGACCGGTAGTGTCATTCAGTTCCACTTTGCACGGGTAGTTCTGGTACGACTGCGAGGCTTCGATCATCTTGATCTGGCCTGCGTCGGTCGCGTCGACGGCGAAGATATTCGCCATGGACCCGGCGTTCTTCGTACCCTTTTGCTTCTTGGTACGGCCTTCGCCGATGAGGTCGGTCGAGATCAACTGGGCCGAGTCACCATAGGGACCCATCTGGGTCCACTTGCCGACTTCGAGCCAGACGACTGACGTGAAATCGGCCTCGACGACGTCGGCCGACTGCTCGGGCATAGGGTCTTCACCGATATAGAATCTGCAACCGGCAACTGGGAAGAGAGCCATTTCTGAGGTTCCTTTCTAGGCTACACCGCTACCGTCTCGAACGGCACGGTCACGGGAGTCCTCCAGCGATCGCCGTCCACATACCCTCCAGCTACTCTCGGTCGCGCCGTTATGCGGACCTTGGTGCTCCCAGAGGCGAGCACCCTTCCATGAAAATGGTCGGCGACTTTACCACCGAGCTCTTGAGAATCTAGCTCGCCGCCGTTAAGAGGCGACATTAGCCCGAGACCAAGAATACCTACATGCTTGTTTTCATCGAGGCTATCAATAACTTCCTGCGTCGGTGTTCCGGGGGAGAACGACACTATGATGTATTGATCCGCCTTCGTCTGACCCTGCGCCGGGTATTGTACGTTGGACCAGATTACTGGCGGAGTCCCGGTCAAGGTCTGTAGATGCACAAGAAGTGCCTCCAGTATCCTTGCCTCGGGAAACATAGCCGTCATCCGAATACCATCTCCGCCGCCAGCCGCCGCTGGTTGGTCTCCACTATTGTTGGCCACTGCTGCACTGCGAGTTCTACGAAGTGCCGCCCCGGTTGATTGTAGTTGCGGCCCAAGGAATCTGTCCCCGTGAAGCCGTAATTCTGTCGCGCCGCGTACGCCGCAATGAAGCCGAAGGACATCGACTGACCAACGGTCCAGTTGGCTATCAGCGCCTCGATCGCCTCGGCGTTCCCCGTCTGCGGCCCGCCCTCGCCATGAGCCTGTGGGTTGATCGGCGGTACTGACCCGCCCGGCACCCCAACCAAGGAGTTCTGTAGGAAGGAGGTATCGACCGGCATGTTGCCTCCCGCCGACACTGGAACCTTCATCAACCGTACCACTTCTTGGGTACTCTGCTTGATGACAGCCTCCAAGAATAACGTGGTATCCGCTACCCACGATTCCACCTGTGCGGTGAAGGACAAGGCTGTCATACACCAACCCTCCTCCGTGATTGCCGTACCGCCGCCGCGATGTAATCCACCTTGTACTCAGCGTGGCAGCGGCAATTGATCACGTCCTGCGGCAAGGCCCCGTGGTCACGGTCGCCGGGGTGCATCATCTTCGCCCCGGTTTCCGGCGAGATAAACGGTGCCTGATACGCCACCTTCTTACCGTGCAGAATGAAGTGCGACCGGCGCTCACGCCCGTCACGATTGGTACGCCAAATCTTGACCACGTCGCGCTCGTCCACCTTGCCCGACGCTATCATTTGCCGTATGGACTCCGCCTGTCCTCCGTGGAGAGAAGTAAGGGTTTCGGTGCGGGCAATGTTCTCACCACGTAGCTGAAGGAGCCTGTCCGAGTAGCGGCCGATCATCATCTGGACGTCTTCGGCCTTCACCGGCTTACCCGCCTCGATAGCCCGGCGCACCTTGGCGTCGAAGCGCGCGTCACGCCGCTGACGCGTGAAATAGTTCGCCATAAGAGCCGGGTCGCCCGACTGTAGTTCCATCTTGGCGTTTTGGACGTAACGCTCCATGGCTGGCGTCAAACCGACTGTACCGCCCTCCCTGCGACCCGTACGGGCCGACACCCGGCCGACTATATCCAGCGCCGTCGTCCTAGGGTTCTGCCCGAGCGCGATACCGGCGCTCAGGGTCTGCCGAACCGTCGCCCGTGCCGTACGCGAAAGCCCAACGACCAACCGGGAGCTGTTCACGCGCAGCCACTCCTCAGCCGGGGGAGACCGCACGTCGAAGCGGAAGATGACACGCGAACCGGTTAACGGATTAACGGTCGCCCGTACCGTTTCAGCGGTCAGCACGGCGGCGTATTTGTAAACATCGGCGACGCTGTCGGCTACCTGAGCGAAGACCACCGGGTCAAGGTTCAGGACCGATAGTGCATGCTCGATATTACCGGTTGCGATAGCATCCTCCAACGCCTTGATGACGGTCTCGTCGGTAATGTCGGCTATGGCGTCAAGAAACGCCTGCCGTACCTGCGGCTCCATCTGGTCGAGGAGTTCTTGGAGGGAGGTAGGTAGCGCAGCCATCAGGACCCCACCACCAGTCGATATACGATAACGATACCGGCCTCCGGAACTCGCAGGACGCGCTTGATTGTCGTCGGCTCACCGTCGATGATCAGCCGGTCGGTGATGGCGGGAACAACGTTCGCCGGCAGCGCCTTGGCGGGGAGGAGCGCCATTCGATCTGTGGCCAGGACGGTAGTGCCATCCACCAAACGGCGATCAACCGCTTGTACCGTACCCACGACATCGTAGGTGCTGATGGATGGTGCATCCGGGTCCCACGGTTGACCGCTGGCTGCTGCCGGCGTCCGTCGTTCCAGCGCGAGCACGCCTTGCCGGAACTCGTTCACCACTTCGAACGCCGTATTCACCATATCGGTATAGAATGCGTCGCTCATGACCTCTTTAGCCACTTCGTCATGCTCTGCCCCTGCTGGCCACCGCCAAGGAGGCATGAGAGCATGGTGTCAACCACGGTGAGGGTAGGCATCTGACTCGCTACAACGCCTCCCTCGTCGGCGTATGTGACCGAAACTGCGCCGGTCACCGAAACTGACTTGTATACCTTTCCCGCCGTTACGTCAGGCTGCAGCGAACCGGACTTCGATAGCTCGCGCAACGCGCCCTCGTACGTAGCCCGCTCGATCTCGGCGGGTATCACGTCGGGGGGAATGGTATAGCCTTGACAGTTGACCGCGCCTGTGCGCGGCCAACCTAACACTTGAGCATACCCACCGGTAGGTTTCCCCGGATAGCGCGGCCCATAGGTTGTGTCCAGCCAAAGAGTACTGCGCTCCAGAGCTGGGTCCACGTCCCCTATTGCGGGGACGTAACCCATCTGGGTGCAGTAATCGTTAAACCCAACCTCTGTGCCGTAGTGCGCCATCGCTCATCACTTCTTGACGGGGACTTTGGCCTTGGGCCGTGCCTCGACCTTGGTGGTCTTCGGTACGACCTTCCTGACTTCGCCGTCGGTGGTCTCGCCGGCAACACCCGCGCCTTCGCCTGCAGCCGGTAGCTCGTCGTCGGGCGCTTCATCGGGATCGTCGGTGACCTCGCGCCCTTCCGGGGACCACGGCTCCTGCTCTTCGTAAGCCGCATCCATCTCTTCCTTGGTCGGCCCCTCGCCGTCGACGACGAGTTTGTGCAGCACGACCTTCGAAGCGGTAGTCTCGGTCGGGATTCGATCGTGCAGCCGCTCGAGCGTCGACTTGGGTTCGCCCTGCGGCTCTTCCACGTGACGCCGCCCGACCATGTCGGCGAGATGGTCTTCGCGAAGCGGCATATCGCGCTCGGCTTCATCGGCCTCCATGCCGGCGACGACCTTTTCGCCGATGACAATAACGGCCTCACCGTCCGCTTCGCGAACTTCCTCGACAGCCGCGTCGAACTCTTCGCCGTTCTGCAGCCTGTCGAGCGCCTGCCGGCTATCGTTCTGCGCCTTGTTCCACTTGTCGAAGCGCGCGGCCTCCAGCTCCAGCACGGGGAGATTGGAGACACGCGCGCGACTGAATGCTGAAAGACCCATTTCGGTCCTCCCCTATGCACTCCCCGGAGAGGCGGGAGGAACCGTGGGGAGTGGATCCCGGTTCCTCCCTATACCACCAATTAGACCTAGGGCTAGCGAGGTCCGCAGGTGATCTAGATCAAGCGATCTTGTGCTTGAACTGGACGATACGGATGTTCTTGTTCTCGTACCGACGGCTCCAGTTGGTGCCGACGGCCAGTTCTGCGTTGGTCGGGCTGACGCCGGTAGCCGCGCCGACCCACGCCACGCCACGCGGGTGCATGACGAAGTGACGCCGGTTGATGAGGATGTCCTCACCGGCCAGCGAATCGCGGTCCGTCTCGGTCGGGGTCGGTGCGCCGCCGTCGGCGTAACCGATGGCGCCAGCGCCGAATAGGTAGCTGGTATAGACGCCTGCCGCCACGGGCATGCTGTCGTCGACGATCACGCGTTTGCCCATGTAGAACGGCAGCGTTGGCTTGCCATCCGCGTCGAGATGAAAGTCGATGAGCTGCTGCTTGACCAGGACGGCGACGGTCGCCGAGTGCATGGCGAAAGCGGTGAGTAGGCTGGAAGCGTCACCGAGCTTGTAGATCGCGTCGACCACGGAGTCGCCGCTGATGACGTTGGCCGGTGCGGTAAGTGCCGAAATATCGTGTACGTTGCCGGCCATGGAAGCCGAAAGGAACACACCCTGCAGCATGGCCAGAATCAACGCCTGCCACCGGCGTGCCCAGAAGGCACCGACCAGTCCGGCAATCGTTGACATCGGGTCGTCGCCGGAAAGTGCTTCGGCCAGATCGTTCACACCCCAGGCCTTGCCGCGAGCATGCAGCACGGCCACGTCGGTGGCGCTGGTGATCTTGTCGACGCCTAGCGGAACGACATCCGACAGGACTTCTTCCTGGCCGGTCAGGTCCTTCCAGTAGGGCATGGTCAGCGTGGTACCACCCTTCAGGCCGAAGACGTTGAGTTCGCCCACGGTGGCGATGATACCGGATTCGTAGAAGGCCGACAAAACGGTCGTCTGTTCCACGACGTATGGGTTGAAAACTGCCGGGACGATAACGTCCGCAATCTTGGTAGCGGCCATGGGTTGGGACCCTCCTGTGCTGGCCATGTTGATCGGAACATGAACCAGTCGGGGTCACTGACCGACGGACTGGGGTGGGAAGCCTTCATAACGGCCCGGCACTACCGAACCGCCGCTCCCGCCTTATACCGCGCGATCTACACTAGCAGACCGCCGTACCGGGCGACATACCTACGCAGCCATGACCTTATCGATCTCGGACTGCGTACGGCCCGCCGCCTTCATAAAGCGACGCGCCTTCTCCTTGTCAGAAGTGACAATACGACCCTGCTCCGTGAGATTGAAGGACTCCTTCACCCACGGGTTGATTTCACTGCCACGGCCATTCCCTGATCCGTGACTGCCCGAGCCTCTAGCTTGGACCACGAACGGTTTGCCGTCGTCTGACTTGGACCAGTTCTCCACGAACTTGTCGATATCGACCTCTCCCAGATCGGTATCGACAACCGCGTGGTATTTCTTGTCGTCCCCGCGCTTCACCTTGACGGAGCCGCGCAGCAATGCACGGGTGGCACCCATGAATTCCTTCGCGACTCCGTGCTTGACTAGCGCCTCTGTCAAGCCGCCGTCAATAAGGTGAGTAGAAATGACCCCGTCACGCTCCGAAAGCTCTTCGTCCTTGGCCCTCAGATCAGCCAGGCGCTTGGCCTCGGCGTCACGCAGCCTCTGCTCGTAACGCTCGCGTTCCTTCTGGAGCTTGGCCTCGGTGTCCTTGTCCCTGTTCGGGTCGGCCCGGAGCGTTTCCAGCTCAGCCAAGATATCCGCGTATTTGGTGGGGTCGAAGTCGTCGGGAAGCCCGGTAGTGCGCGACTCTAGCGCGGCGACCCGGTCCTGAAGAACCTTCTTCTCCTTACGCACCCCGGCCAGCGAATTCGCCAGCGGAACAATAGAGATGTGAGTATTGAGCGAGGAGTCGAGATCGAGATAGAACTTGCCGTCCTTCTCTATGTACTCACTCTTGAAGGCCTCCGGTATATCCTCGGCCTTGTCTATGACAGCGCGCAGTGCCAAAAGGTTAATCTCCCACTCGAAGATACCGGCTAACTTACGCTGGTCCTGGAGTCTTGACTAGTGGGCAATTTATCGGTTTCCAGCAAACCTATTCTTCGATTGTTTCGTCGTCCTCCTTTTTCTTCTTGTCAGGCACCAGTTCTTGGTCGCTATCCTGATGAATAACGTTTGCTTCAGCACCAAAAAAGTTCCAGTCGCTGAACCGCCCGTTCTCATCGGTCTCGCGTTGCTTAGGTTTCTTTGCCATATCCGTACTCCCTTGCGAGGACCAATATCAAAAACCGTTAACGGGTTTTGATATAGCTATAGGCTCTTTGGCCCGCAACGCCTAATTGTATGGCGTACCGTCAGGCTTCGTGATTTCCAGTTCTATGACAGTCATAGTCTTTCCACCAATGGATACACCGTGTGTTGTCGAAACGTAGTTGAACCGGGTACCACGCGCAGCAATGACTTCGGCCTCGTCTTTCATAGCCTCGTACTCGTGACTATTGCGCCCTACGAACGCCCCCTTGGCTCCTTTCGGTACTCGTACCCTAAAGATTGTACCAACACCGGTGATATCTGACCTACCACTAAACGTTTTTGATACAGTAGGGTTGAACGACATAGAGGCAAAGCCAGGGTCAGTGAAATATGTAGGAGGCGGTATGTTATTCTTATTGTGCGCCGGACCCTTATGGCCTGAGCCTATACCCCGCCACATAATTAAATCACCCTGTATTTCTTGCTGGAGCTTATCCAGCCGGTTGACATAACCCTTCCCAGTAGGACTTAATGCATCGTAGCCTGACTCTCGCATCGTCTTATTCAAATGATCATAACCAGAACCAGTATAGTAGCTCACGGCATCATTAGAGTGACCAACAAATGAAAGGCCGGTTGCTTTACGCGCAGCCGTCATCTCCTGATATTGTTGGTCGCTAGTAGACAAAGAATAACCTTTCGTCGCGTTGGCTGTATCCTTGACTACCGGTACATTTCCCCATTTGGTATGATCATACCATTTGTTAGCTGGTACTTCTTTCACCTGCTGGAAGTGTAGGGCGTGGGTCTGCTTGAGCGCCGCCTGCTGCGCGTCGTGAGCGGCCTTAGCCGCCGCCTGCGCGGCCTGCGCCTTCGCCGCCGCCTCCGCCTGCGCTATCTTATAATCCACGACCTTGATGTGGCCTTGGTCGACCATTTTCTGCAGCGAAGCTTGTTTCTCAGCAGGCGTACCGGCTTGCGTGGCCATGTAATCGGCCATAGTCATCTTCTTGCTGCTCTTCTGCATGAATGACTGGTATTTCACCCACGTCATTTCATCAGGGTCTAGCGCCGACCCCTGCGGCTTCGACGGCTTAGGATACGGATTGGTCGTGCTCAGTAGCACAAGCTCATCGCTCTGGCTGATCTGCTTTATATCGTAGGCTTTCACGACCCCGGTTACGGTTTGACCAACCGGCTTCACCGGGGGAGGCGCGGGCGGTATTGGCCCCTCTACTTTCCACCAACCTTGGTCTAGATCATCCTGTAGGTTCTTTAATGACTGCTCCTTGGACATCCACGCCGGAGTCGTGGATATGTATTTCCCAATAGTGGTCTTCGACCCAGCGCCATTAACAATTACCGTATCATCAGGTAACAGTGTCGCTGTAGGTTTGATATGCGTCGCTGATGCCGCCGTTTGCGCCGATGCTGCCTTTATAGCAGACTTACTGGTCACTGTCCAAGCGCCAGAAGCAATTGCATTCTCGGCAGTCTTCTTGAACGATGGATCATTAGCACCTGTTTTCTTCAAATCGGCAACGTCCATCTTGTTGCCCATCTTATTGATAACAATATCATCATCGGTCAGACTATCCAGAGTCGTCTTGGCCTTTGGTACTACCTTGATTGTACCCTCATCCAAGAACTGCTGCATCTTAGCGTTAGCCTCAACGGTGCTATGTCCTGCATCAGTCCAACCTTTCTTGTATGCAGCTATGGTATACTTGTTCCCAAGATACGTCTCTATAATATCATCGTCCGCTAGATCCTTCAGCTGTGTCGTCCCACCCGAAGTAGCGGTAATGACCGGTGTAGTACCTGCCGCCGCCTTCGCCGCCGCGTTAGCCTTCAGCGTAGTCAAGCCAAGCTGCTTGGCCGTCACTTCGAAGTCGTCGTGATTCTTCGTACCCGACGCAAACGGGTTAGCCGTCATCGCGCCGATTTTCTTGTCCCCAATCTTCATCTCCGCAGCGGCCTGACCGGGAGACTTCGCGCCGGTTCTGAGC